AAACCATTAACCCCGTAAGTCTTAGCTCTTTCAATGTTAATCATCCTTGGTGGATTGAGGTCATCTGTCCATAAAAGGAGATCCCTGCCGGACTCTCCATTGATAACTTTAGACACACCTGTTATAAGGAACGAAGAATCAAAGTTTAGTAAACTATCTGGTTTAGATGACTCAAGTAAGATATCAGTCTGGCTATTGGCAATATCATATTCTATCACAAGATCCTTCTCATCTGAAGTTGTGAACCAGTATACTTTTTGATTTGACCCATCACCGAAAGACCCTATCGTCTTTGCGTTAGTTAGGTTAAAGTTAGTTAGTTGTTCATTGCCAAGAGAGTTTTCTATGGCCCCTGCATCCGAGCCTTCACTGTTGGCCACCTTTATATTTTCTGCATGAGAATACTGGCCATTAGGTAACAGCCTCTCATCAATATCTTTGTTTAGCTTGCCTTGTATAAAGGTGTTCTTTAATTTCATCTTACAAAATTCTGATTACATCTCTTCTATGAAAAACTTGTACTACACCGTCATCAAACTCATCCTCTTTTGGTGCGTTGATTGGTACAAGTACTTTGTCTCCAACTTGAATATCTTCTTCTGAGCTTTCCTTGACCTCTAAGGTCATGAAGTTTAAAGTTTTCTTGTCTTCAAACCCTGATGAAGTAACATTTCCGTAATTTGTTACATCAATTCCTATCAAGTAGTTGTTTAACATCTTGCTTACTCCCATTTTATTTAAATTTTAATTGTTACTTAATCCAGACAGATGAACCCTTAAATACTTGTAATAGTTCGTCTTTTCTGATTGTGTTTATTCTCTGCATGGCTAATCTTCTACTATTATAGAATTCTTTTCTAGCCCTCATTTTTTCACTTTGTGGTACATTCCTCCTATTCTTTATCAACTGGTAATGAATGAAGTCAATAATACCTGACTCAGCAAATTTGTGTATTCTTAATTTATCTTCTGGTAATCCCTCTGAACCCGTAAACAGTCCGTCAGATATGTACTCTAAAACGATAATTTTTGATTCTGCATCTGATCCAAATTGGATAAAACCTTCACTTCTGTTTATCTTGTACCTCCCATTAGGGAATTTTCTACTTAGATCTGTATTGGGGTCGAACTTTAGAGTAGAAAAAACGAAGTTGTTCATAGGGCCTAAATCATACCCGTTCTTTACAGGTGCCTCATAGTCATCCATAGGGATTGTTGAGGTACCTTGTAGGACTTCACCTTCATCATCAAATAACAGGTTATAGTTGTCATCTTGTAGGTACTCCTGAGCTATAGACATTCTTCTGTCTTCAGCCATTGGGTGAAGTTGATTATCTTCTCCCACCCATGAAATCCTTACATAGTTTACAAAATCTGGTGGTAGTGTAACCATAAGACTTGGGGATAGCTCCAGTTCAATCGCTCTTACCTCTTTTACTACATCAGAATAAAACTCTCTGAACCCTCTTCTAGCTTGGTACAAAACTTTAAACCTAGGCATCATAGCAGTGTAGTCATCTCCATCTCTGGACATCATATAGTTATTCACAATCTCTTGTAGAGTTATGTGTTGGTAGTTACCAAAATCTTCTGGACTATTATAATACTGTTCACTTGTTGCCATTAACCGTTATCTTTTGCATTGTTCTTATCTTTAAGGGTCTCAGCAGCTTGTACTACATCTGACTCTCTAAGGTTAATTCCAAAGTATACTAACATTCTGACCACTACGTTGCTAAACTCTGATTTATGTAATTCAAAATCTTGAAAGTCATTCGAGGAGGGGTTGAACACTGGTGTTGAGTCTGGTAAAGTAAAATATGTCCATTTGGGTTCTTTTGGCACCCTTAAATATCTTACCTCCAAATCATTTGTAAACGAGGCTGGCATAACTTTAATTGTGTTGCCTATCATCTCATATACAGCGTAGAGTTCTGTAGGAGCTACTTCTGAGCTTCTCATGTAGTTTATTTGACTTCTTTCCACTTCTTCTACAACTATTCCACTAGGAGTTGATATCCCATCCTCTTCAAGTAAATATAAATTGGAAGGTAACACATAATTTGTCCCTGTGTGTGATATTGTAGACTGATCCGCGAATTCATCTATTCTTTGCCTTTGGTTAAAGCTTAAATTAGCATAACCTTTGTTAGTTAGGCCTCTGTTCTCTCTATTCTTATCTCTGTTCTCATCTTCAAAATATTCCCTAAATATTTGTAGCTGCACATTGTTTGCAAGCAGGTTGAATTCAACAGGTGATATATAACCTTGGATTTCTTTATTTAGGATGGTCAGTAATGTGTCGTATACCTTGTTTATCATAAGAGCAAAGATAACATTTTTATTAACCCCTTATAAAAGAAAACCTCAGTGGGATCACTGAGGCTGTCTTATTAGTCTTTACTGTGTACTAACTCCTTCGAGTTATCTCTTCTAGTACTAGCATTCCTTCATCTGTAGCTAGGTAAGACGTGAAATAGTCTACTAAATCTACACCTACCGGTGCTGTAGCAATTACTTCCTTATCCTTGACCCACATGATGGATTTATTGTTTGGTGACTTCTTGATGATGCCATCTTTAATTGATTTAAGAACTAAGTATTTTCTAAATACTTCTCCGTTGTCAAATATGACTGGGTTCCCAGCTTCATCTATAAAGTACTCTGGGCTGTTCTCGATCTCGTTATATAAGATTCGTTTTAGCTCCTCCGTACCCTTTGAAGCAACTTGGTCAATTGATCCCATAATAACTGCTGCCTCTGAAGTTAAAGCGTGAATTCCATCCTCCTCTTTTGCTTTCTTCCTTACAAGATACTTAAGGTCTATTTTTAGTTCTTCATCTACAATAGATTCCTTAGCTATTTTTTCATCGTCGATTAACTCAAACCATATACCTCCATTGGCTACGTTTGATGGATGACTGTCTAGGAAATCTTGTGTTAAAGGTTCAGACTTAAGTACATTTAAGTATCCGTTTGTAAAAACGATTGGTGTGACTAGAGCGTGTTTATCTTGCTCATCTATAAAAATAGACTTTTGATTAGGTGCATGTCTGATTGCTCTCCTTGATCCATTAGTTCCTTCATCTTCATCAAATACTGTCAGACTACCTTTTCTTCCTACGTTAAGGAGAAAAGACTCTCCTGATCTGTCATTTGTAAGCCTATAAGACTTATCACTTAAAACTTTTTTCATTTTACTATATTTTATTTTGATTGAGTTACAAACTTACATAAATTTTACTTATAGTTATTTTTATAAAACAAAAAAGGAGGCTCTAGGCCCCCTTCTTGCTTGTTTATGAATATTTCTATTCTTGTCCCTCAAATAACATGAAGTTGTTTGCTCCAACTGTGTTAAGCATACGCTCTGACAAGTGGTGCTCTCTCATTACATCTTCATCATCTGTGTTAACTCCAAATACAGAACCTGTTAACCAGTTTTTATATTTACGGTTCTCAGCAGCAGATGCTCTAAACATTTGTTGTAGGAATGGAGTGGTGATCTTGTCTCCGGCTCCGTTACCGTTATATACTCCTTCGTAAACCTCTTTTGTTCCAACTGGGATTAAAAGACCTCTTACTTTTGCTTGTGCATCAACTGCTCCTAAAAGAGTTGGATCGTTTAGCAATTTGTAATCAGTTTTGTGGAAGTTGTATGTCCCTCTTGTAAACCCTTTGAAACCAAGGTTTACAGCCATTTCTTTATCATTGTCAAAGATACCGTAAGAGACACCTCCGTCATATCCAGCGTTCAATTCTCCTAGCATATCATCGATAGCAAGAGACTGATCTCTGTCTACGTAGAACATGTAGTCTTGAATCTTACCTTGAGCATCAAATCTTCTTACGATGTCATCAAAATCAGCTACTGCATCTGCAATACCTTGGTAAGTGTTACCTCTTTCACGAACTGCCTCGAAAAGACCTTCAGTACCAGTTGTTCCGTTTGCTTCGGCATCTGATCCAGCATCAGCTTTTTCAGCTTGTAGTAAAGCTAACTCCATACGGTCTTCCCATCTACGTCTTGTTTCTTCTTGGTCTTTTAGGTACCATAAGTATCCACCTTCAGGGTGCTTAATCCAAGAGATTTGAGCAACGTCTGATCCGTTAACCTCGAAGTTATCTTTAAGGATGATTGGTTTGTTATCTAAGATTGTGAAGTCTGTAGATAGAGTACCTTTCATACCCCCAGTTCCTTTTCTAAACTCTGAGCCATCAATGAACGCTACAATCCCTGTAGTCGCTAATCCTGTGAAACCTGCATTCTTGTAAGCTGCCACTGTGAAAGTGTTAGCATCTGCTGCAGTAATAATACCACGTCTCTTAGATGCTCCAGAAGAAAGGTGTACTGTTTCACCAATTCTGAATACGTGATTTGCTTTTGTGAACACATTACCAGCTCTGGTAACATCTTTGTAAACAGTGTGGAGTCTTCCTTCCTCTGTCCAAATAAACTTATCTGAGGCCATTGCCGATTCTGCTCCTAACATGTACAACATACCTGTTACGGATCTGTTACCGAAAATGTTTGCCATTTCCTCGTGTGTGTCTACATCGTATTGACTGGTATAGTCAAATTTTGATACATAGTTATTTTTAGTTGCTACTTTAGTAGAACTAGGGTCAACTGAAAAAGTTGGTGTGTTATTTAGTGCCATCTTGTTTTTATATTACGTTGTTATTTTCTCTTTTTGAATCCTACTTTTAATTCTTTTTTCTTGCCTTCATTTTCATAAATAGGTTTATTTGTAGGCTTAGATGGCTGAGCGTTACTTCCTGTGTCACTAAGATTTGTATTCTTAGTCTCACGGATTAAACTATCCTTCCCAGAGTTCTGACCTTGCTCAAAAGCTAATTGAATCATTTTATCAAAATTTTGTATCTTGATACCATCCTCAACTACTGCTTTATGATTCCAGCCCCCATCTTCATTCTTCCAATGAGGCATTTGGTCTATCATATCTGGAATACTCTTTTTGATTTGATCTGATACAACAAAGTCTATCTTGTTGTCCTCCCCCAAATTCAAGGTCATCTTATCAACGGACTTAGCTGTGTCCTTGATACCCTTAAAGTAATCCTCTTGTGCTTTAGTGTTGGTCTCTACCTGACTTTTAATTTTGTCAGCTAATTCAACCTTTTCTCTGATCTCAGGTGACAATGAACTTTGATTAGGTTCTCCTAAATCTGCTTTAAGCTTATCAAGTTCCTTTCTACCTTTAGTAGCGTACTTTTTAAGCTCCCATTGCTTTTGCTCTAGGTCCTCTTCTAAGTCATCTTCAGACTCCATAAACTTTTTAAGTTCCAAGTTTAATTCTTTAGGTGTTGAATCTGGATATTCTAATTGCAGAAACTCTCTTGCAACGTCCATATCTGACACTTTGTCAAAATCTTGTTGATACTTAATGAAGTCTTCAATAGGTCTCCCTGTTTTCTTTCTCCACTCAAACACTTCCTTCATGTAAGGATCAGATTCTAGAGGATCAGGTTTTTCTGCAGTTAACTCTTCGAGGGTTACCTCTCTACCTAGCTTCTCGCTTAGGTACTTAGAGACTGCATCATCATCAATCTGTTCCGTAGTTTCTTGACCTTCATCAAGGTTTTCAGCTTTCAAAGAACTGCCAGATGGTTCTCCACCTTCTGGACTTGTATTATCTTCTGGTGCTTCAGCCGGCTCGGCATCCCCACCTTCATTTACTTCTGTTTCTGCAGGCTCTTCACCTTGAACTGGCTCTTGTGCTGGCTCTTGTGCTGGCTCTTGTGCTGGCTCTTGATTTTGATCCGGTGTTACTTCCGGTTCCTGTAAAGCCTCTTCAGTTTGTGTAGCTTCCTCTCCTGCTTGCACACCGAGGTTCTTTTTAAAATTACCTGCGCTTAATCCTGACATTTTAATAGATTTTATTTATTATGTTACAAATATATATAAAATAAGACTATACTAATTTTTAACTTGGCTCCATCTCTGATAGTTCAACGGATCCTGAAATATTGTCTTCAGAAGACTC